GACATTGGACGAAGAGGAAAAAAGATTGATTGAAAGGGTGAAGAACGAATGGGGCATGACGCTGACAGCCGGACAGCTGAAATGGAGAAGGGCCAAGATTTGGGACAAAGGGCAGATGTTCTATCAGGAATACCCGGAAGATGACGTGAGCTGCTTCCTGCAATCGGGACGCTCGGTATTCAGCCAGATCATCTGTGATCCGAAAAGAAGAATCCCGCTGGACGACTTCGAAAGTTATGCGGTGAAGAACAAGATGACCAAGCGAGAGGTGGAGTTGTTCAAAGGCAAACAGCTCTACGGCGGAATAGACGCGGCTGAAGGAACGCCGACCGGGGACGCCCATTCATTCGCGGTCATCGATGTCGACATGAAAACTGGCAAAGGAGTGGTCATTTTTGAAATAACATCCAACCAACCGATAGATGAATTCGCGGAAAGAGTGAAAAAGATATGCAAGGAATTCAAAATCTGGCTGGGAGTGGAAAAGAACGGCGTGGGATTGGCCATGGTCAAGAAACTGAAATCGATTGAAGTGTTGCTCCGGGAATGGGAAACGACCGGAACGAACAGGCCGGTAATGATTACCGATCTGGAAGAAGCATATCGAAAGGGCGAGCTGATCGAAACCTATCCGGCGGCCGAGGATGAATTAAGAGATATGGAATACGGAGAAAACAACCGGGCCGATCACAAGAAAGGCAAACACGATGACCGGGTATTCGCGCGAGCGATAGCCATGCAGATGCGCAAGCTCCCGATGCCGGGAGTGACCTACTTGTAAACACAGAAATGTGATATAATAAATTTATGAAAAAGCAATACCTCAAAAGAAGGCCAAATGGACAAGGAAGAACGAGAAGAGAAATTCATATGGCATACAGAGGTAGAATAAAAAAAGCAATACACGCGCTACTTGGTGGAAAATGTTCGAGATGCGGATTTGATGATGAGAGGGCATTGCAGATTGACCACATTAACGGCGGCGGAGCAAAAGACGTCGCGCAAAAGGGATCTTATCAACGGAGAGTTCTGCAGAGCATAATGGATGGAGAGAAAAAATTTCAGCTTCTTTGCGCGAACTGTAATTGGATAAAAAGGTTCGAGAAAAAAGAAGTAAGAAAATAAACACAAAAACTTATGCAAACCTGGTACCAAAAAGTTATCGGAGCTTTCCGAAAAAAAGAAAATGGCGATGTGACGGTGCAGGGCGGGATGGAGATTTTATCGAAGCTCGTGAGTCCGGAACTCTCGAAGCAGACGATGCTGGAAAAGTATCGAAAGAGCCTGTACGTTTTCGCGTGCATCAATAAGATCGCGATGAAGGTGGCGAGCATCCCTTTTGAAATGTTCCGGATACAAAACAGCGCCGGCGATTTGAAAGAGATCAAGACGCACCCGGCACTCGATTTACTATACAAAGTCAATCCTTTTCAAACAAAAACAGAATTTCTTGAAATAACAATCATCAATCTCAAATGCACCGGGGATGCTTTTTGGTATAAAGTCAGGAACAATTCAGGCAAAGTGGTGGAGCTGTGGAATTTGCGCCCGGACTATATCACGATAATGACAGACCCGGTCAATTTTATAAAGGGATATCGGATGACCAAGACTGACGGTTCGACGGTAGATTTCGCGCCCGAGGACATTATCCATCACATGTATCCGGACCCGATCAACGCATACATCGGACTCTCACCGCTTCACGCGGCGCAAAAGAGAGTGCTGACAGAGGAGTATGCGACGCAATGGCAATCAGACTTCTTCCTGAACTCGGCAAGGCCTGACGGATTGATCAAAAACAGCGAATCAACACTGACCAAAGACCAAAAAGAGGACATCCGGGAATCATGGAACAAAAGACACGGCGGACTGAAGAACGCCTACAAGGTGGCCATCCTCGAGGGTGGATTGGAGTATCAGTTGATCTCGCTATCGCAAAAGGAAATGGATTATATCGAATCGCTCAAATTTACCCGGGATGACATCCTGGTGGCGTTCCAAGTACCGAAGCCGATCGTGGCTATAGTGGACGACGTGAACCGAGCCAACAGCGAAACGGCCATGTACATCTTCCTGGCCGAAACGATTAAACCCGAGGTGGACAGACTGGTGGAAAAAATAAATGAGCAACTGATATACCCGGACTTCGGCGATGAGTTTTATATCCAGGCTGTGGATCCAACCCCGGCCAACCGGGAAATGGAACTCAAAGAGAACGAGATGGGACTCAAGAACCGATACCTTTTGATAAACGAAGTGAGAGCCAAAGAAGGACTGCCGCCAATAAAAGGTGGGTGGTCTTTTTACGGAACAGTGGCCGAGATCCCGATGGGCGGACTGTCGACCAGCGAACAAAAAGCATTATACAAAAAAGTGATGTCGGACGAAAAAGAGAACGAGAAAACTATCCGGGAAGCCAAGCTCGTGAAGAAGTTCGACTGGCGCGGCAAGTTCTGGCTGAAGCAAAAGTTTATGATATACGAAACACTGGTCGAATCAACGACCAAAGCCATGAGCGGCAAGAAGAAAAAAAGCTCACGGAAAAAAAGCCATTTTGTATCACTACTCAAAGCGCAGGAATCGAAAGACATGTACGCCGACATGGTGAATAAGGCCATCGACGGCAAAGCCGACAATCTCAAGAAGTCGGCCGACGTGTTCTTCTCTGGACAGAAGTATCGGGTGCTCGGTGAGCTGTCAAAGAAGAAAACCAAGGAATCGCAAAAGAAACTGAACGGATCGGCGATACTCAAATACGACAAAGAGGTGGGATTGTCCACAGAATTCATCCTGCCATTTATAGAGCAATACCTAAAGGACTCGGCGCAAGAAGCACTGAACATGATCGCGCCGCAGGAGGACTTCCAGGACTCAAAAAAGATTCAAAAGATAATTCAAAAGCGCGCCGAATTTTTCGCGGAGTCGGTAAATAGTACGACTCTTGAAAAGCTCGACAAGACGCTCGCCGAAGGAATAGCGGAGAGCGAAGGCATCAAGGAACTCATGGACCGCGTGGAAACGGTCTACGAGGAATTTCCGCTGTACCGATGCGAGCTGATCGCCCGGACCGAAGCGACGGTGGCGAACAACGAAGGGGCGATCGAGGGATTCCGCCAGTCGGGAGTCGCGACCGGCAAGGAATGGATCAATGCCGGGGACTCGAAAGTGAGGGACTCTCATGAGAATGGAACAGGCGTCGGAGGGGAAATCGTTCCTCTTGACAAGTCATTCTCAAACGGTCTGATGTATCCGCAGGAACCAAACTGCCGATGCGTGCTCGGGCCGGCCTTCCTCGAGGAATAACGGCTATACCCAAATAAAAATAAATATGCTATAATAAAAATATGAAAAAGAAAAAACTTCTTCAGGAGAAAAAAGAAATTTCAAAGGCGTATTCATTCGAAACCAAGTCCATCGACAAGGATAATTTCACTATCGAGGGAATCTTTTCAACGGAAGATGTGGACAGGCACGGCGAGATCGTGATGCAGAACGGCTGGAAGCTCGACGCTTATAGGCAGAATCCGCAGGTGCTCTGGGCGCATAAATCAGATCAGTTGCCGATAGCCAAGATGCTGACGATTGGAATCAACGCCATGAACCAGCTGGAAGGCAAGATGCAGTTCGCGGTCAATGAGTATCCATTCGCAAAAACAGTATTCGATATGTACGCTGGGGGATTTATGAAGGCGTTCTCGGCCGGATTTATGAACGAGATCTGGCAGATCAACGAATCGGACGATACGGTGATACTGAACGAAAACGAACTGTTCGAAGTGTCCTGCGTACCGATCCCGGCCAATAAGCTGGCACTGGTAAAAGCGAAAGGCATCGATACCGAACTCTACGAAAAGGAAATGGCGGAAGCCGGATACGTAAAGCAGGTACAATTCGAAGTGAAAGAGATCGAAAAAGACGTGGATGAAAAGGGAGCATTGGAAATCATCACCAAATCAAATCAAGAAACCATACGCTCGGCGATAAGCACTCTGACCGGATTGCTGAAACCCGAAGCGGAAGCCGATATAAAAAGTGGTAGTAAGGTCGAACACCCCATCGCAACCGATGGGCGGCAAAAAACAATTCCGGTCAAGACTCTCAATAAGGCCATCAGGGACCTGCTGGGAGTAAAGAGGTCGCTTAATAAAAATAATTAAAACAAACACTCTTATGTTCAAAATTGAAGAAATCCTTGCGAAGGAGGCCGGAAGTTTGTCCGTTGAGGAAAAGGCATTCTTGAAAGAGAACGTCTCAAAACTCAATGACGAGCAGAAAACCAAATTCGCAGAGGAATTGAAGGAGGAAGAAAAAGAGGAGGGCGTTGACGTAGAATCAGTGAAAGCGCTGGTTTCGAAATCAATGCAAGAAGCCTTGGCCGACAAGGTGGACAAGATCTCGGATGAGATCGTCTCCAAGTTCATGAGTGGCGCCGAGAAAGCCCGTCAAAAGGCTATCGACACCGGGAAACCGGCTGAAGATAAAGGCAGAAATGTCACTCGGGAATTCATGAAGGCTTTGATGAATGGTGACAAAGCCCGCTGCAAAGCGCTGACAACCACCAGCGATACGGAAGCTGCATCTCCGGATGACGCCGCCGCTGGACTTACCATCCCGACCGAACTTCGCAATGAAGTTCTCCGCGTCATGGAAAACTACGGGTTAGCCCGTCGTGACATGATGTATTTGCCGTTCAGTGGATCCGGCAATTCAAGAACCATCCCGGCTCTTGGAACTTCAGTATCAGTATTCTGGACTGAAGAAGGCAGAAAGAAGAAATCCACACAGCCTAAATTCAGCATTGTAACCCAAACGCTGAAGAAGTTGGCGGCGATCGTTCCTTTCACGGAAGAAATTCTGGAGGACAGCGCCATCAATTTGACCGCTTTAGTCGGGCAATTGTTCGCGGAAGCCGTCGCGAAAGAGGAAGATATCCAATTCTTCTCAGGAACCGGTTCACCTTGGACTGGAATCCTAAATAACGGTAGCGTCAATCAGGTGACTGAAGGCGCTGGAGAGGCCGATGACAACCTGGCGGACGAACTGCTTCGCATGCAGGACGCGACTCCTTCCGGAGCGCAGAACGGAGCGAAGTATTACTTCAACAGGACATGGTTGTCCAGAATTCGTAAGTTGAAAGACGAAAACGGGCAATACATCTATCAGGCGCCGGCCGCCGGACTTCCCGGAACTATCTGGGACAAGCCGTACGAAACGTCTGATGCGTTTCCTTCGACATCCGATGTCGAGGCAGGAGATCCGTTCATTATGTACGGAAACCTGAAGATGGCTGCAATCTTGGGCGACAAGCAGCAATTGAGAGTCAAGCTTTTGGATCAGGCTACTATTACGGACAGCGACGATTCAACAGTTCTCAATTTGGCCGAGCAGGATATGGTCGCGTTAAGGGTAGTGGAACGAGTAGGATACGTCCTGGCTCTTCCGCAAGCGGTGACCGTCCTCTTGAAAGCAGAAACGGAATCCTAAAGATTAGGATCTTGGATATTGGGGAGGCTCATTCACCCGGGCCTCCCCTCGGGGAGTTAATAAATAATTAGACACAAAAAGATGGCAACATTTACATGGTACTTGCAAGGGACGTCGACAACGACGATTGAGGCCACGGATCTTATACAGTTTGCCGGTGGTACTTTTGGAAGTGCCATAACGGTAAATGCTTATAACTCGAGCACGCACGTGGAAAGCAATGCAGCGGCCGATGACAGTTCAGCAAACACGCCAAAAAACAATAAGTTCATATCACAATCCGGAGGTACAGGCGGAGACTCGCAAGTCGACGTCGGAGCCGGAACGGTAGATATCGATTCGGTTTCTCAAGCTAACTGCGCGCTGAAAATCAACTTCGCGCACGAATCGAGCGTAGCCGTTTCAGGTTGGACATTCTACGCCTACGACGGAACGACCCCGGCAACAGCCCCGGCCAACATTGACGTGAGAGCGGCTGAATACCAAGAAGCCAACTTCACCCAGGCCGAAGGCAGTGGAAGCCCGGTATCATTAGCTGATGGAGGCGCGGCAACATCGCATGACAGGTACATTATGGTATCGGCCAGCCCGTTGACGGTGGGACTGAAAACGGCATACGCTTTCAGGACTGAGCTGACATATCAATAGAGCATAATCAATTAAAATCCTTATAATTTTATGAAAGGGAACACCAAATACACCGCCCTCGAAATCCTAACCGAGGCCGGAGTGGAAAATCCATCCGAAGTATTCGGCAAAGTGGCGGTAACAATCGCCGGAATATCCGGAATCGTGAACCCGGATCACGTCATTCTTATCGGAAACGAAGAAGAAAAGGCCGTGGTTATAGTCGGAAACGAGGCCAAGGAGGTCGCGGTAGAGAAAAGGGACGGCGACCAGGAGGCCAGCGAAGGCACGAAAGTCGTGCTCGAGGCAAAGGGACGGGCGGAGACTGAGAAAATCGAAGCTCGAGAGGCCGAAAAAGAAGAAAAGGTGGAAGTCAAAGTCGAGGAATAATTAAAAAACTAAATCGATAAGATGGCAGGGCGGTCGCCGCACTGTTTGAATCATGTGGCTTATGAAAAGACACAATGTTAAATGGCAAGTATCATTAGCAAACGGAAAAACATTATTCGAAGATAAAGGCGACTTTTGTGAGGTCGAGGGGCAACCTTCGCCATGGCAAAAGTTGCTTTTTTATTTGGCCGAAAAAAAGACTTTTATTACTTCACTTTCTCTATACACAGACGGCAATCAGAGGTTCAATCTTCCGTCGGTCGGTAAGAGTCCGAAATTTAAAGCGTTCATCGAAGCACCCAAACCAATCGCATTTCAGTGCATGCGTAAAATGGGCGTGGATTACAATAAACAAAGCGACGGAAAATTCCACCCAGACGAAGCCGGTGATTTATTTACAGTAGCCCAAGCCGAATACGAGGACGGCTTCATGGAGATATGGGTGGACGAGAACAACACAAAGAATTGCTGGACTTTATATTTGAGAAAATAACATGGCTATCTCGCGAAAAACACAAGGCAACGGAGTAGCCGGATCGGCCGCCTTTTCAGGGTCATGGTCGGCCGGCGATTTTATCATGCTCGTTCTTGAAAACACTGCAGCGGCTACGGTGCCGGCACTGCCATCGGGATACACTAATCTCGCATCTGGTCAAGATTCGATGAACGCGCACGCCATGCGTGTGTGCTATAAGATTGCAGCCGGTGGAGATACGATGCCAACAATTACAGACGCCACCACCGTATCGTGGGCAATTTATGGCGGAGTAGACAACGCCGCGCCATTCGTCCAGTTGGCCGGACAGGCCGGAGTGAGCAATTCAATGGCCGCCTCGGGCATAGCATCATACCAAAACTCGGCCGACTGGGTAGTGATTGTCGCGACCGGAAAAGGCATCACCGGAAACATCGGGACATATCCATTTAACAGCATGTCATTGGTCACCGAATATAAATCAGGATCTGATGACAATGTTATTTTTGACAGCAATACGAATCTGTCATCATACAGTTACAACGCCAAGACCATCGACGCGTCAATTTCGTGGATCACAAAAACATTTGAATTGGTGGCGTCATCAGGAGGCACGCCAAGCAATAGCGCACGCAGTGCAAAGATAACCGGCATATTGGAAAAAGAATACAGCCGAAAGAATCCGGCATCACTTCCAAGCGACGATACGGTATTAGCGACGGTCTATGACGCTACGGAAATAACCAACGTCGCAACCGATGACGGCACTCGAGTGGAGATATTCGGCGGAGCGGCTTATCTAATTCATCAATTCAAGGATCATCACACTAACAGTACCGACCAAATATCGGTCAGTTGGAACGGACAAAGCGTCGTCGCGCCGACTGCCAAAACTGTCTATCTGCAGGTTTATAATCACAACAGTGCGGCGTGGGAAACAGTGGCCAGCAATAGTGCAGCCGCGGCCAATACCGACTTCACATTGTCAGGAACAATCACCGCTAATTTATCTTATTATTACGACTCAGAACATCGGACAAGCTTCCGAGTTTATCAGCAGGTAATATAAAATCATGGCATTTCCAGCAGCCGGAACACCGGTACAAACACAGTTCGCGTCATCGGTGACAGACATGCCGGTGAATATGCCGGCGTCAATCGCAGCCGGTGATTTGCTGATTGCCATAATCGAAGAACGAAATGCCACGACATTCACCAAGCCGACCGGATGGCAAGATTTAGGAAACCAAGCCGGTGGAGGATCAGTCGGAAAATTATTCGCTTTTTATAAAATAGCCGACGGCACAGAATCAGGCACGACTCCGCACTGGACAGCATCAGCAGGAACGACTGCCATTTGGCAAGTGATTCGTATCACTGGGTGGCACGGAACTACTCCGCCGGAACTGACCAAAGCATCCGGGGACTATTCAACCAACCCAAATCCACCGAGTCTTGATCCGGCCGGTTGGGGAACGGAGGACACATTGTGGATAGAGGTGGCCGGAAACGCCGCCATTGCAGCTCTCACGACAGGAGCCTCGGCCAATTATTCAGGGTGGCAACAAAACACCGCCTCATCAGGAGGATCTCAAGTAAGCATTGCATCTGCTGTTCGGCAATTGAATGCGGCGAGCGAAGACCCGGCAGTCTTTACGGCCGGAGCCAATATCCGTTATTGGGCGGTATTTACGATCGGAGTCAGGCCATCAGCCGGAGGCACGGTGGTCAATTCTGATAGAAGCGGTCACATTACCGGAAAAGATGCAGCCACGGATAATCGCAGCGCAAAAATAACCGGTGGAGCAGGACTCTCAACCGACCAATGGTCAATAACATTCAGTGCAGGAACACCGGACGACAGCGAAAGGAATGCACATATTACCGGAAAAGACACCGGCAATTCTTCTCGCAGTGCCAAGGTCACAGGAAAAGACACATCAAATTCGGCACGGTCATCAAAGATAACCGGAAAAGATTCGGCCAACGCAAACCGATCGGCACACATTACCGGTAAGGATTCGGCCAGTGCATATCGCGGAGCCAAGATACTGGGCAAGGACGTCGGCACTGATAATCGAGCGGCTCACATTATTGGAAAGGACACTGCCAATTCAAATAGAGGATCTAAATTGACCGGTAAGAGTACAGCCAATGATTTCAGAGCGGCTCATATTACAGGCAAAGACACGGCAAACAGCTCGCGGAGTGCTAAAATGACAGGAAAAGACAGTGTCAACGCCTCAAGATCGGGGCATATTACCGGTAAAAGCACTGGAATCGACGCCAGGGGGGCAAAATTGAGCGGCAAGGCGGTCGGAACTGACGATAGGGGTGCAAGGACAACCGGTAAGGATTCGAGCACCAGCGCAAGACCAGCGAAGATTTGGGGACAATCCAGCAGCAGTTCGGACCGGAGTAGTAAGATTATAGGAAAATCATCGGTCAATGACAGTCGTGGGGCTAAAATCGAGGGAGCCACCGGAGGGGTGGATGACTCACGTGGAGCCAAAATTAGGGGCATAGATTCGATTTATAGCGTCAGAAATGCCACGATTCACGGAAAGGACACAGGAAATGCATCAAGATCAGCCAAGATTTACGGTCAAATGACAGCAAATGACAGTCGCGGAGCGAGAATTCACGGTGTGGATAGCGCGAACAGTTATCGCGGAGCGAGAATAGAAGGACAAACCGGACTCGTGATGAGTGATCGCAGCGCCAAGATCACCGGCAAAGACACATTGGTCAGTACTCGGGGGGCAAAAATAAAAGGCATCGACAGTGCGGTGAGTTTC